GTAGTTGAAAGATAATCTACCTTTTGTTTTGCTTTAACATAGGCTTCGTCTGATTGAATATATTGGTCTACGTCTTGTCTTAACAATTTGTAATTAAATGGTCTTTGTGCATACACAGAGGCGTCAGCCTTACCTGTATAATATTCCCAAAGCACCCTTTTAGTATTCATTAGTTCGCCCTCGGCACGACTTAACATTAACTTAAATTTAGTTAAGTGTTTCATAAACTCGTTATGTAATTGAGGTGTTTTGATACTCTCTAGGTCTAGTTCAGTATCATTGATTTTTAACCGTTTATCGGCTAGTTCTTGTAGTTGTTCTAAATCCATAATATCTCCATAATTTAAGTAGTATTATAACACAAAAAACTTTAAAAGTAAAGTCTCTATGTGACAGTAACACTAGTTTTTGACGCACCAACTGTAGCAAATTCGTATCTTTTGTATTCAAAATCTACTGTTGCTGTCAAGTATTCTACGTCTGTTGCCTGTTGGTTATAATCAAGTCCACTCAATGTTGTAGGGAACACGTCTGAGAACCTTACTTCAACGTTACCATTGTTTTTAGATGTCAATATGTTCAATGTTGCGTCTGAAAATATAGCACCTTGGTCACTTGCACCGTACTTAACTTTGCCTGGATCCGTTCTCTGGTTGGCGCCAGAAGACGTAGGAAAGCGGTCGGCGCCACTTCCTAATATACGTTGATACTCTGAATGGTCTTCGGGAAATGCTAGTCCTGTCAACCAACCATGTATCTCTCTATAGTTCTCTAAATTCTCATCAACCATAAAAGTTACTCTTAATGTTTGGTAGTCTAATTTCTCTCCAGGTTGTGGAATATCAGAAAGTGGTGTCTGTTGAATTCTTGTTGATAACGATATACCAGGCAGATTTGCAGCCGTGCAAAAGTATTCTACCTTTGGTAGTTTTGTTATTTGAAACCTAAACTGTGTTGGACTACTATAGTCTAACTTTGTAGGTTGTCTTGATAATGCTGTTTCCATACTACTATTTATCCATTAGAATATAGCAGTGTGTCCTGGTTTCATAAAAAGAGCGATAAAAACCAAAGCTGCTATCAATAGTGCCGTGAACCAATAACTGTTAGGATCCATGGTAATCTCCTTTGTTTTAGGCTAAAAAAAAGGGCGACATAAAGCCGCCCTCTTTCATTATTTCTGTTAAGAACAGATATTACATTAAGTTTGCGATTTGCACTCTTTGGTAGTATCTGTTTGAGTTAGCAGAACCAGCGTCATTAACCGGAGTAGCTGCACCAGACTGAGCGCCTGTTTCAGCAAATGGGTTCGCAACAAGACCATATCTTGTTTTAAATCCAATTTTCGGTTGGAACGTGTCCTGACCAACTGCTCTAACCATTTGTAGAGGTACATATGGACAATAGAACATACCAGCGTCATAAGGTGAAGTACCTTTGTAACCAACAACATAGTATTGGCTAGCGCTTGAGTTTGCACTGTATGGGTCAATGTATACCTTGAATCTACCGTTAAGAACACCAGCAAAAGTATTACCAGTATCGTCAACGTTTAGGTTATTGTTTAATGCAGGTGTGTAGTCTAAAACACCAGCCATTTGAAGTGCTGAAGCAACATCAGAAGAACAGATAATCATATTACCTTTTCCTCTTCTTGTTCTTTGAGCGATTCTGTTTGCGTCTCTTTCCAATTGGAACATAAGACCTTTGAATCTTTCAACTGACCATCTACCGTTTGAGTCTGTATCTAAATCAAAGATACCAGCAGTAGTTGTGTTTGTAGCTGCACCTTTTTCAGCGTTGATATAGATAGTTCTTACAACTTCTCTGTTAATCTCTGCTAAAATTTCAGCAGATAAGATGTTTGCAAGTTCTGTCTCAGCGTCTAAACCATGGATTGCTTTAAGGTCTTGAGCAAGTTCCATTGTGTACTCGGCTTTAAGAGCTCTTGATTTAGCAGTTACAGTTGACTTCTCAATTGAGAATGCCATTTCAGCAAATGCGTTACCAGAGTCATCACCTAATGCTTCAGCCGCAGCTGTAGTCATAGCAGTACCTTTTGTGTAGGCACCAGCAGATGGTGAGTCGTTTAGTACAGATGGATTTGTTCCGCCTTGTGCTGTTGTAGAATAACCATCTACAGCAGAACCAGCAGCATTTCTACCTGAGAAATCTGTATCAGCTTCGTCAAACATAGCTTCGCCACCAGTTTGTGAAGTGTATCTACTTCTCATTGCAAAAATAAGACCAGTTGGACCAGTCATTGGTTGTACGCCAGCGATATCGTATGCGATAAGGTTAGGCATTGCTCTTCTAACTAATGAAATTAGGATTGGATCCCAATTTGCAACAGATGAACCTGTTGAGTTAGTAGGAGCTGCTTCATTTAAGAAAGCGTTGTCTTCTTTAGAAGCTCTTTCTTGGTTTTCCAAGATAACAGATGTTACGGCACGTCTGTAAGAATCACCGATTTTTGGTAAATCAGGATGCTCTAGGACTGGCTGCCATTTCTTTTCATGTGTTTCGGATAAGTACATGTTTGTTTTCTCCCTATATGTTACTTAATAGATATTTTCATATCTTTTGTTTTGCTTATAGCGGCGGTGTAAGCAGCCATGCTAGAAGATAAGTCATCACTGTTAAGTGTTGACTCTCCAGCCGCCACATCATCTAAATCTTCGCTAACTGTACTTTTTCCAAAGTAAGACTGTTTAACTGTCTCAACTTTTTTCTTAAAGTCTTCGTTAGACGAATACTCAATCTCTTCAACAAGTTTAGTAAACTTCTCTTTTGAAGTATCTGCTAAATCAGCAGACGCTTCAGCTACAATTTCTTTTCTTTGTAGGTCTTTAGCACCTTGATTTAACTCAACGTTCTTAGAAATTTGCTCATCTAGTTTCTTTTGTAAGTCATCTACTTTAGCAGCTTGCGCTTCTAAAACATCATACTTTTCATCAGGAACATCAATGTAGTGGTCTTCAAATAACTTTTTAAGTCCACCAATAAAGTCTTCAGCGATTTCACCCTTGATTCCTCTTTCTAAAGCAATCTCATTTTCTTTCATCCATTGTTCTACAACGTATGATAGGTATGAGTCTACTTTTTCAACCAATTCGTCTTTTGCTGTTGACATTTCTTGTTCAAATTTATTATTATAGTCTGCTTCAATCTCTTCTGCAATCTCTTTAACTTTAGATTTAATTGCTGTTTCAAAAATCGTAGCAGCCTTATCTTTAAACTCTTCTGATAAGTCAGTTTCACCGGCGATTAAAGCGTCAACGTGTTCTTTTACGTCAACATCTTTATCTTCCTTTTTAGACTTGTAAGATTCTTCTTTGTCGTCAGATTTTTTATCATCTTTCTTGTCCAGATATTTCTTTAGTCCTGCTGGCATTTCGCCTTCTGAAATTTCTTTATCTTCTGAGTTTTCTGTTTCTGTTGATTCCATAGCTTTAGATGGATGTTTGTCATCTAACTTCGGCATAGGATCAGGAGCACCCTCAGATTTTTGAGGTGCTTGACCAGAAACTTCCTTTACTTTCTTAGTTGCGTCCGGATTGCTGTCCGTGGGTTTAACCACAGCTGCGCCTAAATCTTCTGCCTCGTTTGACAAGTGATTCGGTTCAGCCGCAACAGCATTCTTTTTCGGAGCGTCAGCCATAGAATTTTCTTCTATTGCTACTGCTTCTAACGCCTCTAAATTTTTTTCTGTATCGGCCATTAAGAAATCTCCTCTTTGTAAAAATAAACGTTTATTTTCTTATTGTTGTTAAGGTTATTTATAAGTTTAGAGTTTTTTAAGAAAGGACTCAAAGACTTTCGCCTTAGCTTCTGCTAATGCAATAGATTTTGCTCTCTGTATTTCACTCTTCCACTCATTAATTTCCCTCTCAACTAACACACCATTATCCCATACCCACTCTCTTTGTTCCATAATGCCTTCTACGAAAGCGTCTGGAGCGCTTGGGTCTGCAACAATGTCGGCAGCTGTAGCTAAGTAGAAATCATTTCCTACATAGTTCACACCACCTTTTTGAACCAAGGATCCCATACCTCTTGATGATACGCCTAATTGAGCGCCTTCATCTATAAGACCTTTTACAATCTTACCGTATGGTGTACCCATGATTTTTGCTTCACCAATAAAATTTTTACCGTCTGGATAGAGTTTCGTAATCATGTGTGATACTCGTTCTAAATTTACAGTTGGTCCGTCAGGATGTCCTAACTCGCCAAAGGCTCTTTTCTTATTGATAAACTCTGAGTTGTACCTTTTTACTTCTTTCTGCAAGATATCATTTTCATATACTCGTCCATTCCTATTTTTGATATCGGATTGTAAAAAGACACCACGAATTTTGTAGTTCTTTTCGCCATTAACCTCTTCGGTAATGTATTCTGCGTTTTGTACTTCTTCTGAAATTAGTTTCATATGTTCTCTCTCTGTACTATTTATACAAAAACTTATCTAAACTCTACAATTATTGTGTAGTTATCGTCTTTTGAGAAGTTTTTAGTAGATAAAAGCACGTCTCCCGTTGGTGTAGTTGCGTTATTTGGTATTCCATTACCGTTTACTCTTAAATCCCAAGAACCTTGCCCACTTAAACTTGTCGCCAAACCATTAGATGTACCTGACCAATATAACTCTACGGCACTCTTTGTGTCTGTAGTGTTTATTGACCAATAAATTCTTGCAATAGTTCTAGCGCCATCTTCTGTCATAAAAGTTAACTCTGAAGCGTCAACCTTTTTAACTAAATTTTCTCCTGTACCATCTGATACGTTAGTCATCTTAACTACGTACTTAACACCAGATGTATCAGCGATTGTTTGTGTTGTTACTATATCAGCCATTTGTAAAACCTGTTTCCTTATGACACTCTAAAGCGACTGAAAATGTATCTACGTTAACATCACTTGTTACGAATACATCATTGTTGCCACCCTCGGTGCTCTTTTTTAAATCTAATTCTTCTGGTTTAAGACCATAATTTCCTACACCAGTAAAACTTATTAGTTCTTCGTCATCAATAAAAATCTTAACTTGACCATTACCAATAACATCATAATATAAATTTGCAACTGAAATAACACTCTCACTTGTTGCATTTAATAATTTAGGTGTATCTACTACTTTTTGAGACACCTCATTTTTAAATCCTTTTACACCAACAATGGTCTTAAAACCATCATCTAACTTTTGTTCAACTTGTACAGTCATTATTGTGCGTCATAGTAAGTCTTTGACAACTCACCTCTTTCAACTGTAGTACCTTTTTTTCTACATCTAAGGTACACTTTAGTAACTGCATTAGTTCCTGGTCTTGTGTGTGTTCTTATACCACCAGATACAGTTGAGTTTGCACCGTCAGCTGAATCAGGATACGTATTAGACGCTGTAGCAGAATTTTCATACTGCCAAACTGCACTTGAACCTGGTACATCTACCCACGCCATCTTTAACTCCCTAGTTGTTCGTCTGTCTCTGCCTCTATGTAATCATAGATAACAGAGGTGTTAATATCATGGAAGTCTGAAACTTTATCAACTGATTCTTCCACGTTCATAACTATATTTTCATTATCTTCTTTATCAAGTATCTTAAAGAAGTCAGTCACCGCCTCTTTATGTAAAGGTGGTAAACTACTGAAAGTCTTACTATCTACTATTTTTTTTTCTTCAAATAGATTAGATATTCGCATCAGCTGGAACCTCGGCCGCTGGTGCTTCTACAGGTGCTTCAACTTCTGTGGCTGGCGCCTCAGGAACCTCTGCTGTCGGGTCTGGATTGTTACCGTCTGGAGTAAATTCAATCTCATTACCTTGTGTGTCATGCACTGCGTCTGTTCTTTCGCCTGGGTCAATCACTGCTGGTTTAGGGTCACTAAACGCCGTTGCTTGGTCTTGTCCAGGTGTAGATGTAAAGATATTCTTCGCTACATCAATTCTTTGTTGGTCTAAAGCAGAGGCAACCTTGTCTCTTAATGCGTCTTTAAAAGCCTCACCAGCTTCTGCATTTGCACCTTTGCCTAGATTATCAATAAATGATTTTACTTTTTCTGTCATTATAGTTCTCCATTATCTGTTGACGGTTCAGCTATGATACCATCATCAACTTCTTGTTTAATTTGTTTATCAATATCTTCAATTTCTCTTTCGTTTTGTTTAAGCACATGCTTACGAACATACTCAATTGAATAATATTTACCAATGTAATCTCTCATTTGGTCAGCCAGTCTCAATCTTTCCATTAACATTTCCGCATTTTTTAATTCTGCAAAATGGCCGTCTTGTAAGAAATCATATTGTAAATGGTCTTTAACAGTAAACCAGTCTTCTTCAGCTATTACTGCTTTTAATACTAACTG